TATGGATATAATCCATACACATCGTGGCCCTTATGTCTAGGGACTCTGTTACAGACAATTTATTCATCGTCTCTCGTTTAATTAGGACGTTAAATATGATTATTCAGAACCCGGATTTTATCCGCCGGTTATAGGTATTCATGAGATTGTTTGGATGGCTCAATATTTTAGGGTTTTGAGTTGCTTAGGCTATAAAAGTATCTATTTCAATGCAGTGAGTATTTTGATTTCAATTTTAATTTTAAGAGAACAAACAATTCCAGACGTTAATAACGGGGTAGTCTGATGTAGAATAAACAACCCTATTTTCAGACTGATTTATTTTATAAACTGGTGTCTGAGGTATAACTGGTTGCGGGCCAGGACAGCGCATGTTAGATATGTATTATGGCGTTTACCAACACGTATCTTTGTTAATAATTTAAACTTTTAGTAGGGAATTTACTTGATATGTGAATCCTAGTAATAAATCCTTTGGAGTACGGCACTGGCGTTGAGTTACAGTTGCACATAACCCCCTTGTAGGGTCTCTATCGTAGCGAAACTAATAATTTGGCGAAATGAAAGCTTTAAATGATTTATCATTTGGCAAGTAAGATTAACCGGTTTTTACAATGTGAAATGAATTTTTATAACGATAATATTACCGCTGACGCTCAAATGGTCCAAACTTGTGTTGGAGCATTTTACTTTGGAACTGATATAACAGATTTTGTTGAATTTGTACATGATGTTAAAAGTTGGGATTTTAATGAAGGATTAGATTATGATTTAACTCCTTTGTTGTTTCAACCCACTGACAACAAAATGTATAAATTCTTAAATCATGTTATTTGGGATGAAATGCAACATCTTGCAATGTTTCATCTTCCTTATAGATTTAGATTTATATTTGACAAAATCGACGTATGGTCCGAATGGGCTATTATGGAAAGACTATTGATGTTATCTGGTGATGTCGAAACAAACCCTGGCCCTGTTCAATCGCGCCCTTTACAGTATCGAAATAACGACCCAAGAGCTGTAAAGTTGGAAAAAGCTTTAGAGAGAAAGGACCAGAAGATTAAGAAATTGATCAAAGATTTACGTTTGGCTATAAAACGGAATAAGATTTATCCTCAGGGTTTGTTTGACGCAGTTCGTGAAAGTAATTCCACAATTAAAGAATCTGCAGGCGAATTGAATGCTAATTTAACTCGCATATGCGATTTTCTTGAGAGTAGTTTACCAACAATTCAGGCAAATGTTCAAGCAACAATTTTGAACACAACTGATAAGTTTACTCTCATTAAAGATGACTTGATTAAGATAACATTAATTTGTATAATAATTCGTTTGATGATGATATGGAAACATTACAAAACAGCTTTAGCCATTGTTCTTCTTTTTGTATTGAAATTCTATGGTTTTGATGAAACAATCTTGAATTTGGTGCATGAATTACGAGAAAAATTTACAACAACACAAGGCTTAGGACAGATGGCTGAAGATGCGATTTACCACCCTTATTTTCATATATGCGGTAAATTGATTTTTGCTGTCCTTGCATTTGTTTGTATTAAAAAGATTCCTGGCAAACAAGATTGGGATAGTTACATTTCCCGATTGGATAGAATACCGAAAGCTTTGCAGGGTTCACAGAAGATAGTAGATTTTTGTTCCGAATATTTCAATTTAGCAAACGATCAACTCAAAATGATGATTCTTGGTAAAACTCGTGAAGAGTTAGCTCGTGCCAATGGAATATATGGTGAAATTTATGAATGGGCCTCAGAAGTTAGGAAATATTTGGATTTGGAACAACGTAATAAAATTGATACAGATATAACTATTGCCAATAAAGTTGAGGAATTATATAAGCGTGGAGTGAAATTTCAACATGATACGCTTTTGGACAGAGATATGGCTCGATTAGTTTCAGTAACACTTTTGCCCGCGCGTGAATTGTACCAGTATGTGTCTTGCTCGCCTGTGAAAGGAGGTGGTCCACGTATGCGTCCAATTTGTTTGTGGTTGATTGGAGAATCAGGTGTCGGCAAAACTGAAATGGTCTATCCATTGTGCATTGATGTATTGAGAACAATGGGTTTAATGAGGAAAGAAGACTTTCATCACCAAGTTTATGGACGACAAGTTGAAACTGAATTTTGGGATGGATATAAAGGACAAAAGATTGTTATTTATGATGATGCTTTTCAGATGAAAGACGATAAAACAGCACCCAATCCTGAAATTTTTGAAGTTATTAGATCTTGCAACACCTTTCCTCAACATTTACATATGGCTGCTCTTCATGACAAAAATACCTTTTCTGCTGCTGAATTGATGCTTTATACTACTAATGACGCTAATGTTAAACTGGAATCAATAACTTTTCCTGAAGCTTTCTTCAATAGAATTGGCGAACATGCTTACAAGGTACGACCAAAGGCTGAATTTGCGGTAGAAACGCCACGTGGAAATTCTGGACAAACTTATAGACGATTAGATAAAACTAAATTGAATAAAGAGGTTCCGATAGATTTGACCATTTATGAGTTTCAGAAAATAGTTAAAGATAATGGAACTGATGTTCAATGGACAGAAGTTGGTGGTCCTATTGATTATGAGGCTTTTGCAAAAATTATTTGTGATGAATGGAAAAAGAAGAAAGCTGAATCGATAAATAAATTGAAATTCCTGGAAAATTACGCAATTCGTGCCCAAATCAAAGCTGAGGGGGAAGAATTTTTCGATTGTTATGATAATACTTGGTTTGCCGAAGATATATCACGTCGTATGCGTAAGGGGGAAGATTTGATTACAATTGAAAGTGAATACGCCACTGATGTAAAGCTTTTTGAGGAATATTTGGTTTTTAAGAACCAACGACCAAATTCAATTTGGGATAAGTATATAGCTCGTATAGATGAATGTTTGACTATTGCTGGCAACTTTTTGCGGACTTTGAAAGAAGAAGCTTGTAAAATTGTTCGAGAACACCCCTACTTATCAGTGTTGGGTTTTGTTGGTGTTGCGCTTTCTGCTTTTGCTATGTATAAATGGTTTGAAAATTCTATGATCGAAACGGAAGCTGAAGTAGGTCATTCCGGTGATGTCAAAACCAACAAACAACAAGTTCGTTTTGTTGAAGTTGGAAACTCTGGAGATGTAAAAACTTCTCGTGCACAGCAAAAACGCGTTGAGGTTGGAGTTTCTGGTGATTCTAGAACAACAAAATTGAACCAGAAGAAAGTGGAAATGCTTGATGAACAACTTTTGAATAAAATTGAAATTCAAGGGTGTAATGATTTGGCTGCCCACTCTTTAATTACAGATGTATTGCAGAAAAATACTTATAGATTATCTTATTTACGTGGTGGTGAAAGAAAACCATTTGGAAACTGCACATTTGTTCGTGGTTGGGTGTTTTTGATGCCTTATCACTTTCTTCAAGCTTTGTATGCTCGTAAGCTTGCCCCAGAAACAATTATTTATTTTTCCCAGTCAAAATATTCAGATATTATTCAGATTCCCCTTTCCCATATCATTGATATTGGAGTTGAAGGTTTTGCTTTGACAAGAAATAGTGTTCAACTTACCCATAAAGATGGTGAGAAGAGGGATTGTGTTCTGGTTAATTTGCATAGTCGTATGTGCCATCCCCATCGTGATTTGGTTAAACATTTTGTTAAGGTTGAAGATCAAGGAAAACTGCAAGGGAAATTTAATGGCACTTTAGCAACTTTCCATGAAAGTGGAAATGAGTTATATAGAACGTATCAATGGTTGCAACAAATCAGACCCCTTGATAAACCTATTACTATCTATTTACCCGAAAACGATGGATATGACTATAAGGAACAATTTTATACACAGCGTGATTGTTATGAATACCATGCTCCAACTCAAGTTGGGGATTGTGGTTCTATAATAGGACTTTATAATCATAGAATGGAACGAAAACTGATTGGAATACATATTGCTGGAACAAATGAATCTTATGGTTATGCCTGTCCCCTTACTCAAGAAGTTATTGACAATGCTTGTGAAAAGATGTTGGGTAAAGATTTCAAAAATATAAGTGCCCAATTCTTTTATGAAATACCAAAAGGTGTTGATGCATTGTTTGAACCCGACGTACCTGAAGGACTCTTTTGTCCCCTAGGTAAATCTGATAAGAAGGTGGGCCAAGCTGTTAAAACTGCTATTCTACCTTCCTGTATATACGGAAAATTATCTGAACCATTTATGCGACCGGCTATTTTAAAACCAATTAAAATTAATGGAGTTATGCATGATCCTCTATTGAAAGGGCTCAAAAAGTGTGGCGTGGAAACTGCAGTTTTAACTGATGAGGAAGTGACTTCAGCAGTTCAAGATGTTTCACAGGTGGTGTTGACGCAATATAACTCCATGTTGGACAAAAAACGATATCAAAGAGTTTTGTCTTATGACGAAGCTGTTGCTGGAGTAGAAGGTGATGATATGATGAACGGTGTTGCTCGAAAAACTTCTCCTGGTTTTCCATATAATTTGCAGACTAAGGGGTTTCCTGGCAAAACGAAGTGGATGGGAAAGGAAGAGAAGTACGATTTTGAGAGCAGTGCTGCAAAACAATTGCGTGCTGATGTTGATGCTCTGATAGAAGATTGTCGTACTGGAAAAATTTCAAATGTTTTGTTTATTGATACGTTGAAAGATGAACGACGTGACAATGCGAAAGTCGATGCCGGTAAGACGAGAGTATTTTCCGCGGGTCCTCAACATTTTGTTGTGGCTTTTAGGAAATACTTCTTGCCCTTTTCGGCTTGGCTCATGCACAATCGTATTGACAACGAAATAGCGGTTGGAATTAATCCCTATTCAATAGATTGGGAACGGATGTCAAAAAGATTGAAATCAAAGGGGAAGCACGTTATTGCAGGTGATTTTGGAAATTTTGATGGTTCTCTTGTTGCGCAAATTTTGTGGGCTATCTTTTGGGAAATTTTTGTCCCCTGGCTCCAACAATTTAATGATTTTTCAACGCCCCAAGGTTTGGACACTTTGAAAATTTGTTTGGGTCTTTGGACTCATCTTGTCCACTCTGTGCATATATTTGGGGATAATGTTTATATGTGGACACACTCACAACCATCCGGAAACCCTTTTACTGTTATTATTAATTGTTTGTATAATTCTAGTATAATGCGTGTTGCTTGGATTAGAATTATGAAGAAGAAATGTCCTCAATGGATGTCGATGAAGTGGTTTAGAAAGTTTGTTGCAATGATTGCTTATGGTGATGATAACGAACTTAACATTTCAGATGAGGCTATAGAAATTTTCAATCAAGTGACCATAAGTGAAATTATGGCTGAAATGAAACATGAATATACAGACGAAGCAAAATCTGGGAACATTGTTAAATCACGTAATTTGGAAGAAACATTCTTTCTCAAACGTGGTTTCAGATTTAGTCCAGAATTGCAACGTACTGTGGCTCCATTGAAGATTGAAGTAATTTATGAAATGTTAAATTGGACGCGAAACACAATTGATCCTAACATTATTCTTATGTCAAATATAGAAACAGCTTTTCGCGAAATAGTTTATCATGGTCGTGAGGAATATGATAGACTTCGAAGTGGTATTTTGCGAATTGTTGATGATTTGCCAGCTGTACCACAAATTCTCACATATGAACAATATGTGCATGATATTAAATATCTTGCAGATGATGTTTATAGTTTCTAAGGTTAAAATGTGATCTTGCTTTCTTATAAAAATTTTAGAGGTTAAACTAAGAAGAAAGTAGTGCTATTTTAATATCTAGGTTAATTATTTAATTTTACCGCCCAGGATGCCTAGTGGCAGCCCCACAATATCCAGGGTACCCTCTATGCGATGATACTGATTAGGTAGTCGTGTCATCAAAGAAATTTACCTGCTACATTTCAAAACAACAATTCACAAATCGAAAACAAAGATAAAGAGATTACTTCCGAACAAAAAGAAATTGTACACTTTTCTAGTGAAGGAGTTACCCCCTCGACTACTGCTGTCCCTGATATCGTCAGTCTTTCAACTGATTATTTGTCAATGACAACCCGTGAAGAACGGATTCACACGATTAAAGATTTTCTCTCTCGACCTATCATTATTTCTACAGGTTTGTGGTCTTCTGCCACAATTACTGAAACTCAGTTGTATACAGCTAATTTTCCTGAAGCTTTAATTTCAAATTCTATGTATCTAGAGAAGTTGCGAGGTTTTGTGGGTTTGCGTGCCACTTTAGTAATAAAGGTGCAAGTAAATTCGCAACCCTTTCAACAAGGACGCTTGATGTTGCAATATTTCCCATATGCTCAATATATGCCTAATCGCGTCGCTTTAGTAAATTCTACTCTACAGGGAAGATCGGGTTGCCCACGTACAGACTTGGACTTGAGTGTTGGTACTGAAATTGAGATGCGTATTCCATACGTGTCACCCCATGTTTATTATAATCTCGTAACTGGACAGGGATCTTTCGGAGCTATATATCTTGTCGTGTATAGTCAGTTGAGAGATCAGATAACAGGTACTGGCTCGGTCGAATATACTGTGTGGGCACATCTTGAGGATGTTGACGTGCAGTATCCAACTGGTGCTAATGTGTTTACCGGTAGTGCACCCAATTTTACTAGTATTGGACAACAAATCAGTGAGGGAAAATTCACTGAACGTGATATGAGAACACTTTTGGATTCTAAGGGGTATCAGAAAGAACCTGATAAAATTTTTGCGCAAGTAGCTTCAGAAATTAAAGAGATGAAAGAACAAGGGACGATAAGCAGTGGTATTGGGCAAATGTCGGAAAGTCTTAATACCATGTCAAAAATCCCAATTCTCGGAAACATGTTCACACGCCCTGCTTGGATTTCTGCCCAAGCTGCCAACATCTTTAGGATTTTGGGTTTTTCAAAACCGACAACACAGGGTTTGCCTTGTGAATCGAAATTGCGAGGTCAAAATAGAATGGCAAATTTTGATGGAGCTGATACTTCACACAAGATGGCATTATCAGCACAAAATGAAATTGAAACTAAATCCGGACTTGCTGGTACTTCAGCCGATGAGATGGACCTTTCCCACGTTTTGTCAATCCCAAATTTTTGGGATAGATTCACATGGTCTACTTCAGATGCTACTAATGCTATTTTGTGGGATAATTTTGTTACCCCTTTCAAAGTTAAACCGTATTCAAGCACGATAACGGATAGATTTAGATGTACTCACATGGGTTATGTTGCAAATTCACATGGTTATTGGCGTGGTTCTATTGTTTACACTTTTAAATTTGTTAAAACACAATTTCATTCAGGCAGATTGAGAATTAGCTTTATTCCATTTTATTTTAATACCACCATTTCTACTGGCGTACCAGATGTTTCGAGGACTCAAAAAGTTATTGTTGATCTTAGAACCTCAACTGAAGTTTCTTTTACTGTACCTTATGTTTCATCTAGACCATGGATGTATTCAATTAGGCCTGAAGCGTCTTGGTTGGGTACCGACAATGCTTTTATGTACAATGCCGTTACGGGTATTGTTCGAGTTGAAGTTTTGAATCAATTGGTTGCTGCTAACAGTGTTTTCCAATCTATTGATACTATTGTTGAAGTTTCTGGTGGGCCTGATTTGACTTTTGCTGCACCAACTTGTCCATCTTATGTACCATACAGTGGTGTATTTACGTTTGCTCAAGCACAAACCGCAAAACAAGAACATGATGAAGAATACAATAATAAGATCCATGCTCAAGTTATGGGTGAGAATGAAGCAATTCCACGCAATGATGCTCAACACGGTGTTCACCCTGTTACAATAGATACACATAAAATCGATTCTAATTGGTCCCCGGAAGCTCATTGTATAGGCGAGAAAATAATGTCCATAAGACAATTAATTAAACGTTTTGGCCATTTCTTTAATGTTACTTTTACTGATATTAATCCTGCTGCAATCATTGCACCTTTTTCTGTTCAAGAACCTGTTGCTAGTGTAACTTCTGACAAAACGATTAGTCAGTTTGAATATTATTACTTCATCTACGCTTTTTGGCGTGGATCAATGCGTATAAAATCTTCAACCTTTACTTCAAATGGTATTTCCAAGCGTACACAAGTACCTCGTGCTTCAAATAATATTTGGAATGTGGGTTTGATTAACAGCGTACAAGACACTTTTAATACTTTGGTTGCTCGTTTTACTGCTGGTGGTGTCCCTGTTCAAATTACAACTCCTTTAACAGTTCCAATGCTTGATATGGGTAGTTCTAATATTGAGGTAGCTTCAAATATTGAAGGTCTTGTAGAATTTGAAGTACCTTATTACAATGTTTCTCACATTTCACCAGCTACTCTTTACACTTCGACTGAAAGACCAGTTGAAATTCTTAATGTACTTAAGGGTCATATTCCACCAGCTATAGCAACTCTTTCTTGTCGAGCTCTACATGGGTTTACGGCACTTTCATCTGTTGAACAAACTAATGCACAATTTTATCGTGCACCTGGTGATGATTTCACCTTTATGTATCTTGTCGGCGTCCCTCCTTTAGTGAATGTCGCCCGCGATCCTTAAACTCCTTTATTAAACTTTCTTTTATAAATTTTAAGTTTAAATAAATGTTTACTCTATATTGAAAAGTATTAGATTTAAGTAAATGTTTAGTTTTAGGTTTTATTCAGTACTTTTCACCCTTCTCACACGGGTATATTAACAACACTTTGTCCTTTGGACTCTATTTCTTATTTATAAGTAAATTTCACTAATCAATTAGTCAGAGTCCGTAGGGGCTAACATGTTTTTCGCAATTTTCATGCTAACTGACAAGAATTGCAGATTTCGGTGTTG